GGTAATCCTCAAATTACCTTTTTCAAAGTTGTATATCGTCGTCATACTAACTTCGCTATTGAAGCTATCCAACAAACTCCAACCGGAAGTAATTCGTTAGGTTCCCGTGCTAGTTTCCAAATAACTCGTAACGGTGATTTAATCCACCGTGTATATTTCAACGGTAAAATCAAAAATAATAATACCACCGGTACCACCGCTTCTGAAAATAACGTAGCTCTTGTACCAAACTTTGGTCAAAAATTATTAAAAACTGTTGAATTAGAAATTGGTGGTCAACGCATAGATAAACATTATTCTGAATGGTTATACATCTGGAATGAATTATCATTACCTGCTGGCAAACGTTCAGGTTATAATACTATGGTTGGCGCAAACGATGCTAATTTATGTACTAAATTAGCACCAAAATATGAATACGAATTATATGTTCCTCTTGAATTCTGGTTCTGTCGCAATGTAGGTTTAGCTCTTCCATTAATCGCCCTTCAATATCACGAAGTTAAAATCAATATTGAATATGAATCTGCTTCTAACTTAGTAGATACCCATGTTTCTAATTTATGTGAAGATGAAGATGGTGACGGCTGCACAAATGGCAACATGAAAGCAACTGATAGTACTGCTGCTTTCACAGTTGATGATGGCTCCGGTGGGCAGACTGCTGTTAGTAAATTTGCTACTGGTTATGCTATTTCATTAAGTGATGCTAATTTATGGGTTGACTATGTTTTCCTTGATACCGATGAACGCAGACGTTTCGCACAATTATCGCATGAATATTTAATAGAACAATTACAATTCACTGGTACCGATACCATGACTATATCTTCTTCTGCTGACAGCATGAAACCAGTTAGACTTAACTTTAACCACCCATGCAAAGAACTTGTTTGGGCTGTTAAATCTGATAATAATTCAGATAAAGAACAATACCCATTCTGGAACAACTTTTCAACTGCGGAATCTGAGAATGCTAATACTACTGCTAATAATTATAGTAATTCGTCAAATCCTACTATGCAAGCTAAAATTATGCTCAATGGCAATGATCGTTTCGCTACTCGCAAAGGTGATTATTTCTCACTTGTTCAACCTTACCAACATCACGAAAATACTCCTGATGAAAATCATAATGGTATCAATGTATATTCGTTCGCCCTTAAACCAGAAGAACATCAACCCAGTGGCACTCTCAACATGTCTCGTATAGACACTGCTGTATTATCTCTATCATCAAGTGTAGCCGGTACTATCCATGTATATGCTGTCAACTACAACGTGCTCCGTATCTTATCTGGTATGGGTGGTCTCGCTTATTCCAATTAAAAAAACAAATTATCTAGATTTAAATTATTTTTATACATGTTTTATATTAAACCATTCAAGTATATTCTCATCATTTATATTAACTTTATCTTCAATAAGTACCATAATATCAAATAATTTTTTAGATAACAAATATGATATTTCTTGTATATAATTATTTAATCCGACATTTCTTTCATTATAGCAATAATCTATTTTATTATAAATGATATCAATGCATTTATTATTAAGTTTTTTGATATAATAGCTAAGTAGGGATTCATATTGACTCATTTTATCATCTTTGTATCTTAAAATATCTGGCTTCAAAATCTTAATCAAATATGTTTCAACCATATCACAATTATAATTATTAATTTTGTCTTCAATTAGCATATTAAAATTAGTGTTTTCTTTAACAAGACTATTACATTGCTTAGATGATTCAGATAGTTTTTTTAAAGCGCAAAAATCATTATTTAGATACCGAATAATGTTACCATTAAAATCTTCAACAAAAACGTTGTTCATAATATTATTAAAAGTATATTTATATATATTATCAATTTTTATATAAAAATTGAATATTATCTTTTATATTTATTAAGTTAAATATGAGGTGTTATAGTTGTAATAAAAAATTGAATACTTTGGAAGGATTAACAAACAAATGCAAATGCGGCAACCATTATTGTAGTAAACATTTATTCTATACAGAACACGATTGTACTTTTGATTATATTGTTGATTACAAAGAGAAGGCAACAAGTAATATTGTTAACTTAACAAATAAGATAATTAAAATTTAAAAATGAGTACATAATTTTATTATAATTTTATTTTTATAAACTTTGTAAAACTTTCTATATTTTATAAATTATGTACTCAAATTATTTAATAAAAAATTGATATAAGAATATTGTTATAAAGTCGTATTATAAATGAATGACTTAAAAAGAGCTGTACTTTTTCAAAAAGCAGGAGATATTTTGATGGATAAATTTAGTGATACTAAATATTGTAATATTCCGGAAAAATATAAGTATCTATATAATATTTATATCCCATTGTCATCTGGAAACAAAAGAAAAATTAAAGAGTAATTATTTTATATTGACTGGCTTCTTTTTTGCTGTTTTTTAGTAGCAGGTTTTTCAACACATGATTTACAATGTTAAAGTAAATTTAAAAAAATAATAATACTATTATCTTGTTTTCTAACTATTTATTCTAATTAATCATCAGAAATAATAATACTATCAAGATAAGGATTAAGAATTTCATTAACAATAAATTCTGGCTTAAACTCATCGTAATTCATGAAGATTTTTAGGAGTTGTTCTGAAAATCCTGAAACCATTGCTGTACCTTCTGTATCACAATTAACAGGGAATGTTCCTTGATTATCCGAATTAAGATTCCAGAATACAAACTTAGGTGCTGTATAACCACTTTTTTTATATTTTTTAATAATATTCTGATAAATTGTTTCTAATTCTTCTGAACTATCTATTGCTTCATTAAATTGCATATCAGTAAATACAAATAGTTTTTTGGGCATTTCGCTATCGGGAATATTATATTTAATACCGTAGCTGATAATGGCTTCACAACATTTAACAAAATCTGTGCTAAAGCCATAACTTACATTTATCATTGAGTTAAGTGATTTAAACAAACTAGGTTCATTATATTCCAATGTTATCAGTTCGGGTTCTTCACTAAATGTAATAAATTTGTTTTTAAATAAACCATTACAACATTGTGATGTAAGAATGCCGAGAGAAACAGCTACTTGTGCGGGAATACTGCCATTTCTTGCCCCAAACATTGAACCAGACAAATCTACAATTGCTAATGAATTATTAAAGTTACCAGATTTTTTAACATTTTCTAGAATTGTTTTCCACTGCAACTCAATAGTTTCATTTGGGCCATAATCATCATTATGACGCGTATCAATATAATATTTAGATAATTCGTGAGGCAAGATTCCTGTTACTTTGATTTCCGCTTTACCACTTCTAACATCCGCCAGATATTTGAGATATCTTTCTTCATCGTGTTTCATAAAGACATTAAGTAATTTCTTTGATGCTACACCAGGAACTGCTTGATATTTAATATCGCCCCATTTTCCACTACACATTAGTGTCTCAACAATATTAATTTTTTTTCTAAGAGGAACAATGATTTCTTTACGATATTTTTCCATTCGCTTATCATCATCAAGACCATAAATTTCTGTTGCAACACGTTTAGCCATATGCTTTCGTTTATCATTTCTATCTTTTTCACTAGGAGCCCATTTTGCACACAGCGAAACACTTTTATTATCTTTAATTAATAGCTTATCTTTCAATAGTTTGTTTGAAAACAATTTCATTTCATAATTTTTATTTAGAGTATTAGAATTATGATAATACGTAATATAAAGTAAATCCTTCCAGCATCCATATTTATCTATATAATTCATTAGATTATCACAATATGTGGCAAACTTGTATGTTCGTAGCCATAACATTGCTTGATTAGCGACTTTCTTTTCTTTTTTTCCATTTACTCTATCACGTCCATTAAAAATGATTGCGATGGTTTTTTTAGGGTCATCTATCCAACACTTTTCAAGATATTCGTAGCTAACTTTTTTATTTAAATCACGAACAAACAACATGAAATAATCAACGATATTGCTTCCTGATGTTTTAAGAGATATAGCTCCATTTGTAGTTGTAGTGTAAGACATTATTCAAAGTAATGTATTATATAAAAATAATCTTATATCAATTTTTTATTATTTACTTAGCAGCCGCAGCAGCAGCAGCAGCAGCAGCAGCAAGTTTACTTGCAGATGGGGGGAAGTGATGGGATATAAGTTTTTGAAGGATAAAATAGTTGATTTCTTCTTTGGCATCGACGTTTAAAATTTTGCGTAGCTTTTCATCAGGAAGGATGAAACGTTTGTTTTCTGGTTTGTTAAGGTTATGTTCTTTGATATAGGAATTGATAAAGCGAGTGATATCAGTGCGAGATTTTTCGGTACCGCGTTGTTCGCCAATAAAATCACAAAGTTCATCAGATATCTTGTTAGGCTTAGCAAAACCAGATGGAGAGTTTTTAGCATTTTGACGTTTCTTTTGTACCTTGTCAATGATTTTTTGTTGTTTATCCCATTCTTTACTTAGTACTTTAAGTTGTCCTTGAAGTTCTTTACCCATGGTTACAAAGGCATTGACTTTTTCTACAATGCCTTGAAGAAAGTTTTCTTGTGGAGCCGCAGGTTGTGTGGTTTCGGATTTTACAGGTTCTTCAACCTTTTGTACAGGAGCAGGTTTTACCACATCAACAGCTTTGATTACAGGTACTTTCGCAGCAGCTGGTTTTTTCACAGCAACAACAGGGGCTTTTTTTGTAGCTGTGGGCATTATATATCGTATTTACTTTATGGATAATTATATAATCATTTGTTTATATCATTTTATACAAGCGTTTAAAAGATATTAATTATTATTAGAATGAAAGTACAAAGAATAGGTACCTATAAAAAAGAATTTAAATATTTTAACAAAAATAATGAAATTAAAAATGAGAAGCAATTAGATTTTTTTAAATCTCTTAAAATACCACCAGCATACAATAATGTAACTATAACTAATGGTAAAAAAATAATTGCATATGGATATGATTCAAAAAATAGAAAACAAGTTATATATAACCCTAATTTTATATCAAAGCAGAATAGTGCTAAGTTTAAAAAAATTAAAGATTCAATAAAGTATTTTTCTAGATTAAAAAGAGAAATAAAAAAAGATATTAGCAGTAATAGTATAAATAAAATTTGTGCAATAATAATAACCCTAATATTAGATTGTGGTTTTAGAATAGGTAATAAAAAATATGAAATAAATAATAATTCATATGGATTAACAACTTTAAAAAAGGAACATATATTTATTGAAAATAATTTTATTAAAATAGATTTTATTGGTAAAAAAAAGGTTAGAAACACAGCAATATGTAAAAGCAAAGATATATATAATTTCTTCTTTGATAGATTAGATAATATCAGAGATGAAGAATATATATTTAAATATAATGATAAATGTATTACATCAAATGATGTAAATAAATATTTATATAATTTTTATAAAAAATTTAATTTAAAAATAACAACTAAGGATTTGCGAACTTTAAATGCCAATACTTTATTTATGAAATTCTTTAAATTAAATATTAATTCTGAAAATCCGATAAAAAAATCTATTGAAGATACAGCAATAAAATTACATAATACTTACGCAGTTTGTAAGAAAAACTACATTGACCCTGAAATTATTAAAATGGCAGAAAGTCAATTAAATAAAAAATAAAAATTGATTTTTTTATATACTATAATATAAGATTAAACTTTATTATAATATAAAATGGATATCGCAAGTATTATCAATAATATCAAGGAAATGTTAGTGGAACGCGGAGATGATATATCGCTATTTGAAGAACATGAACTTTCCGTTGATAAAGAAGAATATGAAAATGATAGAAATATAATAGAATTTCAAACATCAAAAACAACAGTTATATTTGCTCTAACAAAAAAATTGAGAAAATATGTGATGGATGAATTAAAGAATAATGAAGGCGATATTAATAATTTCATTACTAAATATGGTAATAAGAAAAACGTTATATTGATATTTAATAATGATAACATATCACAACCTGTTATTGCTCAATTAAACAAATATGATAAATTGTTTCATAAAAATGATGGTCAATTGCAATATTTTCATGCTCAACAAATAATGTTTAATCCAACGAAACACGAATATGTACCTAAACATATTAAATTAAGTGAGAATGAAGCTGTTGAATTTATGAAAGAATATATGATTAAAAGTAAGTTATATATGCCTTTTATATTACATAATGACCCAATTGCAAAGTGGCTTGGATTAAAACAAGGAGATATTATTAAAATTATTAGATATAATGAAAATAGCGGTGTTTCTTTTTACTACAGATCCTGTTTTTAAATAAATATATATATTATTATAGAAGATAATATAACATAATATGAGTATGAATGTTCATAATGTTAAATATAATGAAATTAATAAATTATTAAGTAATATTTATAGCAAATACATTAATATTAATAATTTAGCTGATACAAGAACTCCATTTATAAAAGAAACATTAAAAAAAATAAATGCAGAAGATATTAAAGATGTTGATTTTGGTATTTTAGATAGTAATTACAATATTGATAAAACCTCTTTTACAAAGTTGATTAATGAAATTATATATTGTAATCTAGGTAATATTAATGTTGATAAAAGTAATAATGTTGATAATACAAATAAAACAAAAGGTTATTTAAAATTTGTTACTAGTGGTACTAAAAATGAAAAAGGAAAAGTTAATATAGTTAAAAATGATAAAGTTATAAATAATATTATTTCTAGTATGCATTTAGTTAATGTTTTTATTGATATACTAGAAGCTTATAATTCTTTTTTAAACGAAATAGCAAATTTAGAACATTTTAAAAAGAATATAAATAATATTATTATTGTAAATAAAAACGCAAGAAAATCAACTGATATTGACAAAAATGATGAAAATTATGGTTATTGGATAGATTCGGGTAAAGAAGCGAATCGTCCTGCTGTATCATCATTATATTTATCTATAAACTCTTATTTTGGTGATTCTACTACAAGTGCCTTATTACAAGAATTTATTGTTAATTATAATGCTTTCAACAATGTGGTTTCAGATTCAATGTCAACATATAGTCACACAGGAGAAATCGTTTCAGGTAAAAGTTTATTTAATGCTAGCTTAAAAATTACAGATAAAACTGATACCGAAACAAATAATATAACAGGTATTGTAATAAATATTTTACCAGATGGCAGAGCTGTAATTAAAAAAGATAAAAACTCATTAAAACCCGATGATGATATAATATTAAATCAAATTAATAATAGTAATATACAAAAAACTAATTTACACGAAGCATTACTTGAACGCAATAAAAGATTATTAAAAGATTTTTTAAATTTAATTATTAATTTTGATTTGGTAAATAGAAGAATACAAATTAACGGATTACTTACATATTTTAAAGTTATTAAAGAATATTTTTACATAGCACTAACATCTGGAAATTTATTATTTAATAGTTACTTTAATAAAATTGATTTAGATTATTCAACTGGTAAAGTACTTGCTGAAGATATGACTAGTATTGATAGTGGAGATAATGGATTTGCTATAAAATATTTAGATAATTCACAAATTGAAAAAATAGTAAAACAAATATATACTGATGGAACTAATGATGATATCAAAATACCAAAACCATCTTCAAGTAAAGAAACTTATCAGGATTCTATTTTTGGCACTGCAAAATCGGAGAATGATAATAAATATATGAATAAAATAATTGAAAATTTATCAGAATTACAAGAATTAGGTGCTAAATCAGCAAATATATCAAATGCTACAAAACAAGATATATCTGACAAAGGTTTTGTTGCAATAGTTGAAAATAGCACTACTATTAAAATTAAATCAAGAATAGACCTGCTTAATAAATTATTAGTTGATAAATCTGGTGGAAGCCCTGCTTTTGTAAGACCATCTGATAAATTATCAGATGTTACTAATATATCATTACCAGATGGAGATTATTTAGGAGGTACTCCTATTCCTATTAATAGTGACGATTCATTTAAATTAGATAATTTAACAAATAGCAATAGTGAATTGCCTATAAATGTTAAAAGATTTATATATAATTTAGATAGTAATAATTTATCAAAAAATTATATTATAAGTATAAATAATACAACTTTTCCAATCAAAGAAATTATAGCAAAAAATAATAAAACTGATGTTGAATTTTTAATAAGTGCAAGATTATTATATCCAACACAGAATTCAGACGATTTAAAAGATATTCCTGTATTAACATTGCCATATAATAAAATAACATTATTTGATGATAAATATTCTTATATGGGTTCAAGTTCTTCTTTACCAGAAAGATATTTTTCTTCATTAGAAGATGCTAAAGGTAAAAGTATATTGTTTCATTATGTAAAAATAGGGTCAGTGGATTATGGTGTTGATAATAAAGTAACTTTAACAATAAAAAAACCACTTGATTATAAATTGGGATATGTTAATAATTTAGAAGCAATAAAAACTATTAATTATGATATAAAATCTAATGAATCCAGAATTAAAAATGCTAAAACATTATTTGATTTAAATAAATCAAAATATAATGTTTTATATTATCAATTAATTTCATATATTGTAATATTAGCTGGTATTATCGTTACTTTAATATTAACAAATACAATGAACATGGATAAACCAGTTACTAAATTAGTAGCTAGTGTATGTTTTGGTATTGTAGTATTGCAATTTGTTACATATTATATATTAAGTGTATTATATATTGAAGCATTTACATTAGATAATGTTGTTGAAAATTTTTCTCAAACATATCCTTATCCTAATATAGTTAGTGGTTCTACTATGGAATTTACATCAGATTCTAATAATAAATATCCAGAGCAAAAAGTAGAGTTTGTTCAAAATCAATTAATATTATTAAATAATAAAATTATTCAAGCATTAGAATTAGCTAATGTTGGTGTTGGACAAGCAAGTTCTTCTGATGCGTATACTAAATTATTAAATATTACAGAATTTGAAAGAGTATCGAGAGGTAATATAAGCAATATTTTAGCTTTACAAAATGATGGTTCAAAAATGCATATTGACTTGCTTAAATATAGTACAAATGTACATTCTATAAATATTAAAACTGTTTTAATGTTATCACTTGCTATTGTAGGATTATTTACAATTAATGTTTATACGGATGGTAAATATATGGAAAAATTAGCATTTGTTGGTGGATTTATATTAATAATTATATTAGCATATTATTTAATATACTCTAACTCAGTTGTTAGAACAAGTTCAAATAATTTTTATTGGGGAAAAGAACATAAGTCAATTTATACTAATTTTTAATTATTTTATTTTTATTTAAACATATAAATTATATATATATATTATAAATGTACAATGACTACGGACGATAATTCAAGTTCAAATAGTGAAAAAACAACTGAAGAATCTAGTGAAAATTCAGAAAATAATTCTGATAAGGATCCAACATATAATAATAATAATAATAATAATAATGAAGATGATGATGAAAGTGAAGAGTATTATAATGAAGAAGATAATGAAAATGAAATAATACAAAATACGAGTATACCAAGTGGTGGGTTTTTTAATAAGCATAATGAGGAAGATAATTTCAAAAGAAAGCAAAAAATTTTTTTAATATTAAATCCCCCACAGAAAACAGCAAATAAAAAAATACAAAAGAAAAAATATGATTTTTATCATAAATATACAATGATTGAAAAAAATTATTTCGATAATTTATCTGACGAAGATAAAGATAAAATTAAACTAAAAGAAGATTCTATAAATGACGAATTAATATCAGATTTGCCAATGAGGTTTAGAATTCTCAATTTAAATATTAATGAAAAAACTAAAAAGAATATAATAGCAAAAATAGATAGTTTCAATAATATGTCACCATGTTCAAGTGAATATAATAAATTAAATAATTGGTTACATGCTTTAAATAATATTCCATTTAATAATTACTACGAAATACCAATTAAAATAAGTGATAGTAATGATAAAATATGCGATTTTTTAAATGGTATTAGACAAAAAATGGAAGATACCGTATATGGACACAAAGATGCAAAAGAACAAATTATAAGAGTTTTGGCTCAACTAGTATCATTTCCAAAAGCAAATGGATATATTATTGGAATACAAGGTAGTGCTGGTGTAGGTAAAACCAAACTAATTAAAGAAGGTATATGTAATGCTTTAAATTATCCAAATGCTTTTATATCACTTGGAGGTACAGATGATTCATCGTTTTTAAGAGGTCATTCATATACTTATGAAGGAGCAACTTATGGAAAAATTTGTGAATCACTTATGAAAACGGGTATAATGAATCCCCTATTTTTATTTGACGAACTTGACAAAGTTTCTAATACATATAGAGGTCAAGAAATAATAAATACATTAATTCATATAACAGACCCTGTACAAAATGATAAATACAATGACAGATACTTTGAAGAAATAGATTTTGATATTTCGCGTTCAATGATTATATTTACATATAATGATGAAGAACTTATTAACCCTATTTTAAAAGATAGAATGATTGTAATTAATGTTCCAGGATATTCCAATGAAGAAAAATTAGTTTTAGCGCAAGATTATATAGTTCCTGAAATTTTAAAACAATATAATTTAGAGATTGGCGATATAATATTTAATAGTAAATTATTAAAACATATAATTTGTAATGTTCAAAAAGAAGATGGTGTTAGAAATTTAAAAAGAGCAATTAATAACATAATTTCATGGGTAAATATGATGCGTTATGTACCAACAGATTCAGTTAAAATAACTTTACCATATGTTGTTACAATTGACTTTTATGATAAATATTGTAAATATAATAATAATAGTGATTATGATAAAAATATGTATCATTTATATTTATAGGATATAGTTAGGAAATGTCTAAGTTTTTATTTTATGGATGTTGGAACAATATCAATTGTGAAAAAGAGTATATTTATCGCGATTTAGTATTAAATTATATTAATAAAAAAGAAAAAAATATATCAAAATTTTTCATTGCAGGAGACAATTGGTATTCTACAAAAGTAACAAAAGTAAGTGAAAGTTCTACAAGTCTTATACAATATTATCTATTGAGTATTCTTAAAACAGGATATGATAAATTATATCAATTAAATAAAACTATCCATATAGCTGTTGGTAATCACGATGAACACGATGATGGAATTGACGAACCTTTGAAAACAAGATGTATGATTAAAACTCAAAAGAAATATATTGATAAATTAAATGAAAAGGTATTTGATAGTAGTGTAAGTATAGATTATGATAAAACATTACCAAAATATAGTAAGTTTATATCATCAAATAATGATTTAAGTAGTACTTTATTTGTTAATAATGATATGGATGGTTTTAATACTACATTAGAAGAATTAAGTGAAATGCAAAAAATAGATATTCATGATAATATAATGAATATATATGTTGATGAAATTGGTATAGTTGATAATGAGAAATATATTGTTATCATAATAAATACTAATAAATTAAATGATTCAAAATATATTACAGCTATACAAAAAAAATTCAATTATGTAAAGAAGATTAAAGCAGATAAACAAGTTTTTGTAATGGGACATATTCCATTATTTGCCATAAAAAAAAATAAAATTAAAGAAAAAAATGAATTATTTGGAAAAAGATATAATTTATTTAATTTATTAAGTGATTTTAATTATATTTATATTTGTGCCGATGCGCATTATTTTAGTATTATGGAAATAAGAAAAGGAAAAAAAAAAGTAATACAAATTACATGCGGTACAGGTGGTTCTGATCCCGATATAAATGATGAATTTTATGATATAAAAAAATATATTAAATATGACGGGTACAATATCGAATACTTTTTACTAAATTCATACGGATATAGTACAATACGTATTTATAAATATAAAATTATAATAATTTATAAGCAAATATTTTTAGTAGATAATTCTCATACGAGTGGTAATACATATATATATTCTATACATAGAGGACATGAAGATAATGTAAATGATGTAAATGATGTAAATGATGTAAATGATGTAAATGATGTAAATGATGTAAATGATGTAAATGATGTAAATGATGTAAATTTTGAAAAACAATCAAAAATTAAAAAAGAGCTATCTAAATTAGCATTTGAAATATATAAATATGATAAGAGTCTAACTTGTAAACATATTAGTAAACAAATACAAAATATAGAAGATAATGTTGTAACATCACAAGATAAAAACAAGTATTGTTTTAAAAAAATAAAATAGATTAATAATAAGTATGATTATTTTAACTATTATATCAATTATAATATTTGTTATAATTTATTATTATTTATTTTTAACAAATACTGAAAAATATGTAAATAATTTAAACAATGATGTATATTTTATGATGAAATATGAAATTAGTGAATTTTTGCGAAAGGACAAAGATAACTATATTAATAACATGTCTGATATGGATTTACATGCAAGAAAAGTTAAAAGTAAGAGAGAATATATCAATAATATTGTTAAGTGTGTTTGTGATATTACAGATAAAGAAAAAGATTTATTAATGAAATGTTGTAGAAATGCAGATAATTATTTAGAAAATTGCAATATATATAGTAAATATATTAATTATAAAGATTTAGTTAACATCAAATGGGTTGTTGCATGTACATATAAAAATCAAAATCTACAATATGAAGAGGGATTGCCACATACAAGAGAAAATATTATATTTATATCTAAAAGTGTTTTAAATTATAGTGAAACTGATTTAACTAATACCATGATACATGAAAAAATTCATATTTATCAAAGATATAATAAAGATGTTTTTGACAAATTGATATATGCCAATGGATATAAAAAAATAGATTATAATAATAAATTTATAAGATCTAATCCAGATACAAACAATGATATATATTTAGATAATAAAACAAAAAATATAATGGTGTGTCTTTATAGAAATAGTAAACCAACAAGCATTAATGATGTAATTATGAAAAACTTTTCACTAGAACATCCTTATGAAAAATATGCATACGAAATTGCCAATAATTATTATAAAGATACTAAATATAAAAATATATAATATTTATATTTATAATTAATACAGTATATGAACGAATTACTTAAACAAGCACCTGATAATATTAGTAAAGAAGAAATAGAAATTATTTATTTAAGGAATAATAAGAATGTATTAGATACCCTGACGGAATTATGGAAAATACCTGTTAAAAATGTACAAAAAACAGAAAATGAAAAGAAATGGCAAGAAATTAGAGAAATATATGATGATATTGATACCGAAATGTATAAAGCATTGCGGGCACAAAAAAAATAATATATTCTAATATTAAATATGTTCCGAGGAGATTTGGGTGTGAATAATATAAATGGTATACCTGTTATGAGTTTTTCTAATTTAAATAAAATTATAAGTAACCAATATCCAAGTTATCGTGATAAAGAAAGTTATATTAGTTTAGCTAGATTAGCAGCAGGAGGTTCAATGTCTCCATATACTTTTGGAAATGGATTATACAAGAATTTTAATTCTTCTATTTATGGCGACGATAAATATGAAGAACGTGAAAAAATTGTTTCCCCACCAACATACGAAAATAAAACAAATTTACCTATTAAAAATATATAAAAGTATAAATATAATATATATATTGTGAAATGATGAAAATTTTTAATCTAATGCTTTTGTACATTTGTTATGCAAATGCTTTTATTCCTTCAACTAATGTATTGAATAAAATTAATGTAGCAAACTCAAATATATGCTCTTCTAAAAAAATTATTTATAATGCGGTATCATTGTTAAGAGCATCTATTTATAATGACAAACAAAAAAAATGGGAACCACCAGTGGGATATATACCAGAAAGTCAAAAAAATTGGAAAACACCGGTTAGCTATACTCCAAAACAAAAAAAAATTGTTGATATTATTGATAAAGATATTGAAGATTTATTTGATGAAGACGCTTTATTAACAGACATTAGCAGAGAAACAAAGTACATCAATAATAAATTTGATAAACTACTTAATGATATTGAACACATGAAATATACTGTTGAAAATATAAAAAAACACAATAATATTATTCATACTAAATCGGAATACTATAACATTGATTAAATTATTTTTATTATATAAAACTTAAAAGTATTTTTTATTAAAAGAATGAAATTATTATTATTATTATTATTGTATATTATAAATATTTCTAATGCATTTAGTGTGAGTTTTCCAATATTAAGAAAAAATAAAGCAGTAATAAGTAACATAAGGGTTAACAAATTAACATCAGAAGATAAAAAAGAGTTAAAACATTTATTTAATATTGTACCACTATTGGTATTTAAAAATCAAAAAATTAATCCAAGTGAATATTATAAATTTGTTAAACTATTTGATGAAAAACATAAGGAAGATATTTTACATCCTTGGTATACCGGAATACCAAATGTTCCACAAGTATCAATTAGAGGTAATATGTATGTTAAAGATTATTATGGTGTTAAAAATAAATTTGTGGGAGATGAAAGAAATATATTAAATTATTTTAGATATAATTATGTATGGCATCAAGATTTATTAGGGCATCAAAAATATATTACACCGGTTGTTAGTAGTATGTATAAATTAGTTACCCCAAAAAATGAAAAAATAAAAACATATTATTCAAGCTTAGAAGATGCATATGATATGATGGATATGACTTTAAAAAAAGTATTAAATAGTTATAATACAATTCATAGTGATTCATTTGAACGTAGAACAAATAGTACTTATGATTATTCAGGTTATGTTAGAAAGGATAAACAGATTATATATAGCGATGATAACGTATTTACAGAAGATCCTTTGGTTATATATTCTGATAATACTAAATATAGAAAATCTCTATTACTTAATCCTACACGTTTTTTAACATTTGATAAACTTAATTTTTATGATAGTAATGAATTATTCAGACATATTATGAAACGTTATGTTTTAAGTCGTGAAAATATGTTTTATCACGAATGGGATAAAAATGATTTAGTGATTTGGAATAATAGAAAATTAATACATTCATCAATGCCATCAGAAGAGTATAATAGTAAAGTAATACCGGATAATAGATTATTTATACAATGTTTTTTAGCTACTAATGAACCAATATATCCTGCTGGTTCTATTAATTCAAAACCAATATATACACCAAATATTGTTGATATTGGTAAGTTAAAATAAAAAATATTAATATAATAGATTTGATATATTCATCAAGACAATGCCAAATGATATAGAATTATTTATATTATTGATAATTATTATTATTTTAATTACTATCAGTTTAGTAACTATTGTTGAATTAAAATATCACTTGGATTTAAATGATACAATACAAAATATGAATAAATATTGTTTGTATAATGACAATATTCTTGATATTCATAGAGTTGAGTTAAAGAGAACTTTTATGTGGAATATTTCAAATTATTTGTTTGACTTTAACAAAATAGAACAAAATTTAAAAAAAATAGGTGAGCTTGATAAATATAAAGATAAATTTAAAGATATAGATAATTTAAATAGGGATTTAAGTATCGTAGATGGTAAATTTAATATTATGAAAGTTTATAATACATATTTGCATTACAATTTGCCACTTTTTATATTTATTTGGATATATTTTATAATTCATTTAGTATACATAAAGTATTTTGCTGATTCCGATTATAATAAATATGTTTATATATTTAATTCAACAATATTTTTATTTATTTATGTAGCAATATATACTATTTTATTTTCTATAATATTAAAAAAAATAACAAAAATATATGCAGATACAAAATGCTATGAATATATTATGATATTAAAAGAATTAGATATAATTATAAAAGAAGAAAATCCTGATAATATTGAAATTATTAAAATTTTAAAATCTGATGATAGCAATGTTAAAGGTATAGAAGATATTGTATTAACAGAAGAAATTATAAGTAGACTAACAGAAATTAAAATTAAAAATGACGAAACAGGAACATATATTGCTAATAGCAATAACTATAAAATTACATTGGAAAATATTGATAAATTTTACTTATATAATAGTAAAAACACATTAGATAGGATATTTGATGAGATAAATGATGTAACAAAATTTATGTATGTTTATATTATATTATTGATTGTGCCAATTATAGTATTATCACAAGTATTAAAAGAAAGCTATATATATTATATATTTGGTTTCATTATTATATTTTCGTTTTCAGTTACATTATATAATATTAATAATATTTTGCAATAATTCAAATACATTATAAATTATTAATCTTTTTTTCTTTATAAGGGTTAAAGTAATTTATAAACTTTTATAATGCGCATATGGATATTTATAATGTTTATTATCATGATTATAATATATTTAAATGAACTAAAAAATTTAACATTATCATTTCTAAAAATTAATTATCTTAAAGATGTCGCAGATATCAATATACAAAAACATTGTAATAATATATATTGTGAAGCAGAAACAGGTAGGTTTAATTTAGCTAAAAATAGCTATGACTTGTTACTTCCTAATGATAATTTTAATACAAAAACATATTACTATACTATTTTATTTATAGTTGTATTGCTATTTATAGACTTATTTTATAAATTTTGGAAATATAATGATAGATTTGTACCATATTTAAGTAATGTTGATGGAGAATATTTTATCACCTATTTGAAAGCGTTTCCATTTATATTATTATTTTTAGTAGTATTTATTCTTACAATAATGATAATAAGAAGATATACTCCAACATCTACCAAAGGTTATAAAGCTTATTTTAATACAAATAATGATATTATACCTGACGAAGTTGATAGTTATAATATTAATGTAATATTGGAGCAATCTAAAAATATTATTATGATATTTGTGATATTATATATATTTTGTGGCTTTTTTTCAGCTATACCATCTATACCATACATATCAAGAATAGATGGAATTAATTACTTTTACTTTGCAATGGCATATATATTTATAGTGTTATTATGCTTTTACATGATGGTTAATATTATCAATATTACAATGACATTTACTGATAATGATAAGCCTAATCTAGAATATATAAATTTACCTGAAATATTAAAATCAGAAGTAGAAGAATTAAATGTATTAAGTGATAATGAAATGCAAAATGATACTAAATATATTGATCTTGTTGATTATATATATGAAAAAATAAAAAAATCAAAAAAAGCTAAAGGTTATAACTTTAAAATAATTACAAATATTTTAGAAAATAGACTTATAATTATTAAAGATCGTTTTAGTAATAATGTAACAAGAGCTGATATTGATGATATTTTTATTAAAATTGATGAATTAACCTCAGAAACTGATATAACAGAAAAAATAGAATTTGAAATTATGAATAAAATAGAAGATAGCAATAAAAACACATTTGTACCAACAGATAAAACTGATGATAGTTATGATAATACTTTTACTAAATTATTAATAGATAATATTAATGAATTAAATAATGAAACCATGTTAAATAAATTAATTACTAAAATTAAAAACTATTCATACTTAAATTATTTAAATAGAATAGTTTTGTTTTGTGATTTAACAAATTTTCTTATTTATAAATACCTTGTAAATGTATTAAATTCAGATTTATATAACGAATATAATATTAACAAAAGTGATGTAAATAGTTTTAAAAATTTATATGAAGACTATTTAAAACAAAAACAAAAAATAAATTTGTTTAATGAAATTTCAAGTTTGAAGAAAGAATATAGCAATATAAAAAATATATCTGATGAAATAGCAAAAGGTTTTGTTTATAAATTAAATAAATGTATAGAATTATTATCAAAAGATGATAAATCAAATAACAACTTATTATATTTACAACAACATTCAATATTTAAAAATCCTAGTGAAAAAGATGATAGTTATACTGTTGATATATCATATAATAGTAAAAATAAGTATTATGAAAATTATTTTAAAATATCAAATGGTGAAAATATACAATTAGATTACAATGTAGGCAATTATCAAATCAAAAATATGGAGGAGCTATTATCATATATAATTATGTTTATAGTTATTAGTATTGTATTATTATTAATTGTATACAATATTACAATTTCAACAACAACATTTAATTCTTATGATATTTTTACAGGAGAAGTAATATCTCCATTATTTATACTATTTATATTTATATTATTTATTTATATATTCATTAATTATAGTACAAAATATAATCTACACTTTATTAATGGTATTTTTGATAGCTCTTATAAAAGAGATTTAACACATTTAAATAATAAAATTATACCATTCATTAGTTTACATGATAAAAATGCCGACAATTTATCAAATGATTATTTAGACCATTATATCATAACAAATATATTTACATCGATAATTAATGGAAACTTAATTTTATACAAAGAAAGTAATACTAGTATACCAATAAATGATGACCCACTTAAAATTAAAGATAATTTTGAAGATTATGGTAATATATCCAATAGAAAAATACAATATAAATTATATAATGAAGTAGATACAAGTAATAAGGTAGACTTTGATAGTTATTATAGAAAACTATTTGATAATACGTATTATTATTTTGAAGGTGATAATGAAAAATATGATGCAAATACCGATTCTCATTATATATATAATTTTGTGAAGTATATTGAAAAAACTAGTGATTTAAATAGTATATTAGATAAAAATAATGTTTCAGTTGATTTAATGAACAAATACATATCTGATATCATTAATAATTATAGAGATGATATAATTGATATAATATATATTTGCAAGCATATATTTGATCCTAATAACTTTAAAAAAGATATCGCCACTTATAATGATAATATTAATGAAGGTCGTGAAAACAAATTAATGTCCTTTTTTAGTTTTGAATTATCTGAAAATAAAATGGAAGCTTTACCATATAAATTTTTATTGAATTTAAATACAAAGCTCAAATATGATGAATTTTTAAAATATAAGGATATTTTTAAAATAAGTGATAATATAAAAAACAATACTTGTATATTTGATAATTTAAAATACCAAAAACTTGATGAAAGTAATAAAAATAAATATAGTTTATGTAACGATATCAAAGAAACTAATATATTTAAAATTGTAGACAATTTCTTATTAATTAATTCTCATATGAAATATAATTATGAAATAATTAAAAAATATATAAATAATTATGGTGGTGAAGTAAATTTAACAAATGTTTATAGTGACATTACTAATAAGAAATTATTCAAAGAAAAAATAAATAAATTACATAACTATGAAAACAAGAGATTATTTGGATTATTAAAGGAATCTTTATATAAAAATGATGAGAAAATTATCAGAATTAATGATACATTTAGACCGACTTATTTAAATGTTGATGATAATGAAAAACCACAAATAAATGTATTATATCAAACATTTAAATATAATTATAATATGTTAAATAATTATAATTCAAATACAATAAATATTACAAATAATTATTTAAAAAATGTTATTAAAACAATATACAAGGAAATTAATGATGAAGATATTAATTTTATAAATGATAGTAGTAATGACTCATTTAAAATTAATATTGGTAAAAGTGACTTAGCTAAGCCCGTTGATACAATATTACATAAGGCTAATAATGTAGTATCAGAAAGTTTATTAATTAATTATATTACTAATATTATAATCATTATTATCATGTATAATATTGGTAATAATATATAATTAAAAATATTATAAAATAGTAAAGAGACTTGTATAATATAATGTCTGAATCTAAAAATAATATTGATAATAAATTAATAGAGTTTCAAAAACCATATTTATATAGATTAAAATCAAATGATAAATATAATGAAGACGAAGAATATCGTTATAGATTATTAAATAATTTATTATTTACACCTTATAATCAAAAAGACCCAGAATATTTATATTTTTTTGGTATGTTACCATGTAATTTTTTACCATCAGCTTACATACCATTAAATTATAAAAATCATTTAAGAAATTTTAATAGATTAAGTAAAAATGATAAATTTTCAGAAGATAATTATAAAGATATATTTAATGATAATTTTAATATAAATGATAAAAAAGCTATAAAAGAAGAGCTAAAAAAATATTTAATTAATTTTGAAAGTAAAGATTCGCACTATAATTTTAATTATGTACCACTTACAATCAATTTAATAATACTATGGACAATAGTAATATTTATGATTATGTATATATCATTATATTATTATGCAGAATTATTTAACTATGTTATCGCTATAATATTAACAATATTATTGGTAGGGTCTATTATATGGAAAATGATATACACATTACAAAATTAGTAATTATTTTTATCTATAATACGAATAAGGAAGTATTAATTTTTAATCATGGTTAAAAAAGATGATAAAATGAAATTTATTACATTATTTAACAAATTACAATATGATAGACCTGTTGATGATGAAATATCAACAGAATCATTTGCAGATTATTTAATCGATGATATCGATTTAAAAAAAATGGCACCTGAACGTTTCAATTATTATAAAGAATTAATTGCAATTTTTAATAAACGCCCACAACTATTATATAATATTCTCAAAAAATATTACCGCTTTCAAGATTTGAAAGAAAAAGAAAAAAAACATATTAATAAACTTTCATACTATGGTGAAGGTGATGATGGAATGAATATGAGAAAATTTGGAGAACTTATAGGTGATAAAGGTGATAGTAAAGAATTTCAAGATATTGTAAATCAACTTTTTGAAAAAATGAAAGATAAAGTAGAAAAAAAAAGTGGTGGACAAGCCAATAATAAAGATAAAAAAATAGATGGAGAAAACCCTGATGATTATTATAAGGAATCTAAATTCAGAAATGTTTTAAAAAGAGATTATGGTATTACGAAAGTTGATAATTTAAGTGAACCGATCTATTTGCCAAATGATGCAAAAGAAGATCAAAAAGGAAGAAATAAGCATATGGAAAACCGTTATAAAACTCAAAATAAATTAGTTGATATTGGTGAAAGAATTGATAAATTCAATGATGGTGATTTAAATACAACAAAAATTAAATCTGATATAAATAATTTTGAGAATGATCCTGATAATCCATTGAAAGAGCTTGAAATAACATTTGATGATAGATTAGTTTTTATATTTTCAACTTTTTTTATAAGATATATTACATTAGTATTAGTTAAATGGTCAATAGATATAAATATCATTAAAACATTTGAAGAAGGGTTTTATTATTATGCTGCTATATATTTAACTATTTTTTGGTTTATTGTATTGTTTGTAAATATTGATAATTCAACACAAGTTAATTATATGAATTTTGATGATTTTATGAATAGTATTCGTTCAGTATTTTACTATTATTATATGGGAACAAATGGTATAACAAGATTATTTATACATTCAGCTTTAATAGTTGTACTTTTAATGATACCAGTTATATTAAACATCAGAAAGAAAAATGAATTTGAAGAAGATGAAGAAAATACAAGTAACATATTAAATTATGAGGAAAGAAAGAAACTAATAAAATCACTATCATTATTCACAATATATATATGGATATTAACAAGTATCATCGCTACTAAATTTTAATAAAAGATATATCTATTTAGTTTAGAGAGCATATAAATATATGAAAGAAGAAGACAAAAGAGCTGTAGCATTAAATAGTTTAACATCAATTGGTAAAGAATTTGTCACTCTTTCTGATAGTACTACTATTGGAAAAGATGTTCTAAAAGATTTAAAAAAATTAATGGAGCTTGAATTACGTGAAAAATATAAAGTTAATAAAACTAAATGGAAAGTGATAACAATACCAAAATATAACACATCATCAGAACCAGAAGGAGTAGGAGTAGGAACAACAGAAAAACCATCATTAAAACTATCAAAAGTTTATCATGTTATTAATGATGATGTAGATTTAAAATTAGTAGACAAATTAAAAGAAAATAATAAAAAAATAAAAGAAAAGGAAAACGAACTAAACGAACTAAACGATAATGATAAAACAGATACAGATAAATATAAAAGAGTTGAAAAAGAAATTAAAGAATTGAAAAAATTTTTTGTTATTGATATGGTCACTGATACACCAATATCTTTTAATACAATTGTAAATGTAGGTGATGAGGATATACCAGTTTATTATGTTCCATATATTGAACTTAATAAAGATCCAAAAGAAATTGCCACTATTTTAAATGATAAAAAGGAGCTTGATAAAATTTTTAGAGAAAAACAATTTAAGTCATTTGATGATATGGTAATATTAGATTTTTATAATGAAATTACTAAAAAATTATCAGATACAAAAGATTATCTTAGGAAAACAGACCCTGATATAAGACAGGATATAATAGATGATTTATATAATAAATTATTCGCATTATATGATATTAAAGAATATTATTTAAAAGATAGAATTAAGGATAAAGAAGAAATAAAAGAAAAATTTATTAAAGATAAAATTAAAAAAAATAATAATTTGTCTATTGGTGGTGAAGTACTTGATGTTACAAGAAAATTTTTAAAAATTACTGAAAAAAAGCCACAAGATAGTGCAGGTAAAAAAGTAGTTAAATCATTAGGGAAAGTAGCTTCACCTGTTGTCGCTGCTGCTGAATTAGCAGTAAAAGATATACCTATAGCTACATTTAAAGGTGTCGTAAAAGGTGTAAATAAAACCGGTATTGGTTTATATAAAGGTGTAAGAGCAACTTCAAAAGCCACAGAAAAAATAATAGATGCTCCTAGTAAAGTAATTGAATTTGTTGTTAATAAAGCACAAGAGAGACAAAAAAAAAATAAAGAAAACGCCGAAAAGTTTTTAGAAGCAGATAAGTTTTTACATATTGTAACTGATAGTCTTAAAAATAAAACAAAAAATGTTATTGATAAGGAACTTGAAATTGGTTTACTTAAAGATTTATCAGCATCACTAAATGAAGAAAGCATTTATAAGAAAAGTATTGAAGATTTAATTGATATTCATGATTCAATATCAGGTATTAATAGAGATAATTTACTAGAACAAGAAGAAGAAGATGCAAAAGAATATATTGGAAAAAAAAAAGAAGCATCTGGAGATTTTATTTTGAAAGCTATTGATAAATATAAGAATTTAAAAAAAAGTTTTGTTGATAAGGTAAATAAAGATAAAGATGCTGTTGAAAAAATGTTAGAAGAAGGAGTAGGTGATACTTTTGAAATTGATATAACTTTTGATAAAATTATTAATTCTAATAATGAAACATATATTAAAAAGCTAAAAAATATGAATAGTTTTTTATATTTACTAAATAATAATAAAAAAAAAGGTGGTGCTGCTCCAATTTATGATTCAAAAAAAATAAAAAAAGATGAAGGTGAACAAGAATTATCAGGAAATACACCATTATATTATTATAAAAAATTAAATGATAATTATAGTGAAATTGTTAATCTATATTATAAATTGGTAGATGATATAAATGGAGAAGAATGTCATACAATAAATAAAAATGCAAACACAGCAGAAGTAAAAAAAACAAACGCTAACCCAATTTTAGATAATGCAGTAAAAGAAGCAGAAGAAGCAGTAAAAGAAGTTGATAAATGTACACCAGTTAAAATAGCAGAATGTGAGAAAAAAGGTAAGAAATGTAATCCAAGTTCAGGTAGATATGTTAAAGACGACAAACCTGTTGTTAAGGAATATAAAGTAGAAGATAAACCTGCTACTAATGAAGATAAAGTAGAAGATAAACCTGCTGTTAATAAAGATAAAGTAGAAGACAAACCTGCTGTTAATGAAGATAAAGTAGATGATAAACCTGCTACTAATGAAGATAAAGTAGATGATAAACCTGCTGTTAAGGAAGATAAAGTAGAAGATAAACCTGCTGTTAATAAAGATAAAGTAGAAGAAGATGATAAGAAGGATATAGACGAAACAGGAGAAAATAGACTTAATGTTTTAAATGAAAAAATTCAATTAATTGAAAACAGAATTAAATTACTTAATGAAATTATTCTAAAATTACCTAAAGAATTGGAAAAACTATATAAGATTATAAAAAATATTAAAGGTTTACCACAAGCAACAGAATATGAAGATTATATAATAAATATATTAAAAGAACATAAAATTGAACTTTTTGAAAAAGATAAGGATAAACATCCAATTATTAAAACACTAAATAATGAAAAAAATGAGAAAGAAGTCGAATTAAAAAAAACTAAAAGTATGCGCGAAGAAGCAAAAAAAGCAATTGAAGATAAAAATGCAATAAAAAAAGCAAATTTATTAAGAGAATTTCCTAGGAATATCCACGCAGGTGGTGGTGATGACGATGATGTAAAAGATTTAAAAAAAGATTTAAAATTATATAACAAACAATTAATAAATAAATATATTAAATTATATAATATAATTGATTATAAAAAAAATAATAATAATGATAAAAATTTACATCATTTTATTATTGAGTTAAAAAATGATGTAGAATATTTAGAAAATAATAATGATGCTAAAAAAGGTTCAGATAAATCAGTAGAAGTTAGTAATGACAAAGGTATTTACGAAGATATATGGTATGATTATAATTTAGCTGTTAATAAAACAAATAATAAGCAAGATAAATGGAAAAATTATTTATCATATTTAACAGAAGGTGAAAAGGTATACGATCGTGTTATACAAAATAACTTAGATCCTGAAATAGTATTAAAAATTAACTTTCGTGATAAATCTATTTATATATTTTTAATGTTTTTAATAAGGACAATTAATATTATTGCATTAGAATTTTTAATTGAATATAATCTTATAAAAACATTACAATATACCATTATGTTATATGGATTTATGTATTTATTTATAATTTTATTACTTGTAATATTAGTAAATTATGATTCATACAAATTACGTATTTTATTCAATTATTTAAATATTCATATTAATTCATCAAATCTGCTATTACAAAATGTATTATTTATAATATTTATTATTTTAGTTTATATTCTCGTAAAATCTGATGATTTCTTAAAATACTTTGGAGACCTATTTGATTTCACAAATATATATAATAATATTTATAAATTCAATGAATCTCTTAATGAAAATTCTGATATAAATCTAACACAAAATGAAAAATTAAAATTATTATATAGAATTGATATTATTTCAATGATAATATTTATATTCTCCGCATTTTTAGTATTAATATTATAATTTTTGATAGTAAGACATTATAATACTATACTGTTCTTTATAATTTAATAATGATGCATTCATTAACTCTTTTTTCTCTATATTTTCTATATAAACAGTTAAAATATTATCATCAATATTTAATATTTTACATTGGATATTATCACCATTATTTGTTTTAATTAGTAAATTATCATATATATTACATACACCAAAATCAGAATATAGCTTTTTATTACCATTATCAATTGTTAAATCAAATTCATTGTTTTGTTTTTCTTTTATTTCAATTATATTTATACCATCTGCTCCCATATCTAATTCGTTATTGATAAAGTCTGTAAAATTTATATGCCAATTTTTTGTATTAATTAATAATAAATTGTCATTATCCGTATTAGCATTTTCCCAAGTATCCCATTTATTGTCACTATTAGAAGATTTTAATATAAATATAAGCTTTTGTGTAAATTTGCTGTCACCAATTGACATCGTAATATATGGCGTTTTATCTTTTATATTTTTTGGCAAAATAAGTTTATCTATTTTAATATTATGTTTTTGTAAGTCAATGTTTATACTAAAAGATAATTTATTTCTATATGGATTATTAATCCAATCACGATTATAGCTATTTATTACTATACTTTTACTTTTTATTTTTTTTTTTTCTTTGGATAATAATTCTAATTTTTCAATAATTTTAAGATTGATATCTATATTACTAGGTTGTGATACAATAATTGGTTCAAATTTGTTTTCTTGTGTATCTTTTTGTAAATTAGCTAATGAGTTTGCAGCATTACGCTTTTCTTCAAGTTCTAAAACTTTTAGTAATAATTGTTCACTATCGTATTTAATATTGTCTATTTTATCTTCATTTATTTCTATTATTTCAGGTTCATTTTTTTTATTTATTATATCATCAAAATGATCTTTGACTTTTGATAATGCTATTTTATTTAATTCCATTAGTTTTACGATTTTTTTTATTAAAACAACATCAGAACATATTGTTATTTTGATACTATTTATAATATTAAGTAAATCACTATCTGATATTTTTATATCATAATATTTATCTTTTATCATTTTGCTGGCAGCAGTAAATATTAAATTAATATTTTTTTCTGTTTTAAAATCATCTATTACACCCATTGCAACTTTAATAAATAGTCACAGAAAATAGATGATAAAAATAACACAATTAATGAATTTTATAATATAACATTTCTTTTTTTAAGATGCATTTTTAGATTGGGGCGATAAAGATATTTTCTATTTTCTTCCATTTTACTATCTGTTATATTATTATCATTTACTATATTTAATCTAAAATTAGAATCTTCATATGGTGATTTGAGCTTTAATTGTTTATATTTTAATAGTGCATTTATCCATCTAATTTGATAAGCCATTGAAAACATACCACATTCTGTATTTTTCATTTGATGACGTTTAGTATTTGATGTTATTGTAAATGGTACTTTGGGATATTTTTTAGCTAATTGTTTTTTTATATTTAATATAAATTTTTTAACATAATGCGGTATAGATATTGCATTACTATCATAATAATGAGCACCATATGATTTATTCTTTGGGTCTATTATAATAAATGTTGATGTCCAGTGAGAACCACTTTCATCATGTTTATCTAAATTTGTTATCAAACCTAAATATTTAATACCTTTACTTGTATATTTTTTTAAGTCTAATGAACATATGTGGCTATATAAACATCTACCAAACTTATCTTCCTCTGAAAAGTCTATTGGAAAAACTCCTAAAAATGAATAACAATATTTCTTTTCATTATTATATTGTACCATAACATCATCTATATCATAATTAGATAACCATTCAATTGGATTTTTATACCATTGAGCAGGCATTTCTGGACGTAATTCGGTTTTTTCAATAAGTTTAATATTTTGCTGCATTTTTGGATCTTTTGTTAAGCGACCAATAACACCTGGCCAACACCAATATTCATTATCATCACAAATAGATTTTATGCGTTCATTTAATAATTCGGATAATTTCTTTGCACTATATGTGTTTTTGTATTTAATTTTATTATTACGACAGCTGTTCCAAGCATCAATTAATTTAATTAATGATGCTTTTTTAAATAGCATTGGGATATTTGCGTTTTTTGGGCTATTATAATTTTCTTTTTTTGTTAGCATAATATATATATTTTAACAAATACACCTACCATATACAAAGATAAATAATATTATAGATATGTAATTAAATATGTATAAAAATAAAAATTGATATATATATAAAGCAAATTTAAATTTAAAATAATGGGTATAAATGAGGATTTACGTTCATTCATTAATAAACATAAGGTTGAAAAGGGAAAACCCTACACCAATACAAGCATAGGATCTCCAAAAGTAAGTCTTTATATTCCCGAAGAATCCTATGAAAAATTTATAAAATTATATAGTCTCGCCATTACCAGTGGCGTGGCATTACATTTTACAGAAAAACCTACTGAACCAAGTCCATTGCGTGTTGATCTAGATTTCCGCTTTACTATACCTGATGATAAATCAGGTATTTATAGTTCCCATAATTCCAACTCATCTTTAAATGATAAGCGAGTATATGATAGAGTATATACTAGTGAGAATATATTTAAAATAGTTGATGCTTACTTTAAAATAATTAGTAGTTTTTTGGATGTAAAAGATAACAATGCCATTGCTTATGTTATGGAAAAGCCGAACCCTGTTGAATTTAGAAATAAGCTTAAAGACGGAATACATATTGTATTTCCACATATTATTGTTGAAAACAATACGCAACATTTTATTAGAAGAAAAATACTAGATATGGCACCAGATATTTTCAAAGATTTGCCAATTTGCAATGATTATGAATCAATTGTAGACAAAGCTATTATTGATGTAAATTGTTGGCAAATGTATGGTAGTCGCAAACCTGATTGTGATGTATATCGTGTTTCATGTATTTATAACTTTAAAGATAACACAACTAATCGTGTTGAATATGAATCTAATGCTAATGATGAAATTGAATATATTAAGTTATTCTCAATGATTAAACGTAGTAATGATTACCCTAATATTGTAAAAGAAGATTTTAAAATGGAAATTAGTCAGTATAGCAAGCATATTCTGCCTGCGATTGATCAAAAGCTTAAAAGCAAGGTTCAAAATAATATCTTTGGTAAATCTCTTAATGTTAACAGAGCCTATGTATCAGATGACGAGTTAGTATTTATTAAAAGATTGGTTGCTGAATGTCTTGCACCTAGTAGAGCAGATAATTATACCGATTGGATTAATCTTGGATGGGTTTTACGCAATATTGATTATAGATTGCTAGAAACATGGATTGAATTTTCTAAAATTAGCAGTGTATATATTGAAGGAGAATGTCAGCAATTATGGGACAAAATGCGCAAAGATAATATGGGTCTTGGCACTTTGAGATGGTGGGCAAAACAAGATAATTCTATAAAATATGTAAATGTAATAAATACTGCTATTATAAAGCTAATTGATATTGCATTAAATAGCGATGGATCTCACTTTGATATTGCTTGTGTAGTTCATGCTATTTTCAAAGATGAATTTAAAGCAATTTCTAAGGATGTATGGTATAAATATGATAAACAGCGCCATAAATGGGTAAAGGGACGTGAAGGCTTAGAATTAAGAAAGATTTTAAGTATTGATATTTGCAAGAAGTTTATGGAACGTAGCAACTATTACAATGAATATTGTGATGACCCTATTCAACGTGCTATTAATGAAGAAAAAAGCAAGAAATGTTTAAAGATAGCAACACAACTAAAAAATTCCAACTTTAAAGACTCAATTATGAAAGAATGTCGCACCTTATTTATTGATGATAAATTTGAAGAATTACTTGATAGTCGCTCACATTTAATTGGATTTGACAATGGTGTTTATGATCTTAAAATGCATATATTTCGCGATGGTATGCCTGATGATTATATCTATTTATCTACAAAAATTAATTATACAAACTATAACCCCGAATGCCCTGAAATTAGTGAGATAAATGATTTCTTTGCTAAAATATTTACTAATAAAAATTTGAGAAATTATGTTATGGATGTATTAGCTTGTATTATTGATGGTAGTATTGCACAAGAAAGATTTTACATATTCACTGGTCAAGGTAGTAATGGTAAGTCACGTTTATTAGATCTTATCCAAAAAGCTATTGGTGAATATTATTGTATATTGCCTATCGCACTTTTAACACAAAAACGTGCTGCAAGTAATGCTGCACAAAGTGAAATTGAAAGAACAAAAGGTAAGAGATTTGCTGTTATGCAAGAACCTAGTGAAAATGAAAAGCTAAATATTGGGCTAATGAAGGAATTATCTGGTCAAGACAGAATTTTAGTAAGAGCACTTTATAAAGAGCCTTATGAATTTAAACCACAATTTAAAATGATATTAACTTGTAATGAACTTCCAGAAGTACCAAGTGATGATGGTGGTACATGGCGTCGTATCAAAGTATGTAACTTTTCAAGTCGTTTCTGTGAAAATCCTAATCCAGAAAAAAATGAATTTTACATGGATTTAGAATTAACTGATAAGTTTGATCGTTGGAAAGAAGTGTTTATTAGTATGCTTATTGAAAGACATAAAACTATTAATCCATCTTCTATCGCAGAACCCAGTGAGGTTAGAGTTGCAACTGAGAGTTATAAACAAAATAATGATATTATTGGACAATTTATCAATGAAAGAATTATTATTGATCCTGAAATTAGAGAACCACGTATCCGTATTGATAAACTATATCAAGATTTCAGAATCTGGACTGTATCAAATGTAATAAAAGGTAAAAAATGCCCCGATAGAAATCAACTCAAAGCATATTTTGAGAAAATACTTGCTACACCTTATGATGTAAAGGGTTGGCGTGGAATTGGATATCGCCTTGATGATGAAGATGAAGATGATTGATTAATATTCATTAGATATTCCAATTCTTTTTTAACATCTTTATCGCTATATTTATTTTTACTTGCAATTGTTGGCTTAAATCTACTACAATCATAAACCTTATTATCTTTTGCAGGAATAATTATAGTATCTCTTTCATTTTTATTATTGCAACATGAATAGCATGAATTATTATTAAATAATTCGTCGATGAGTTCTTTGAAATCAAACATTTTATATTAAAATATTAAGTATAATTATATCATTTTTTTTATAAAAAATGATTATATAAAATTTATAATTTTCTTATAACTAATATAAAATGGAGTTCTGCGAAGTGTGTGACAATATGCTATATGTAAAAACAAATGAAACTAAACAATTAGTTAAATATTGCAAGCATTGTAATTTTGAAAAAATAGAAACTACAAATTCTGCTATTAGAATATCGCAAAAGATATATAGTGAAGATGATTTGTTATACAATCAAAATGTAAATAAATATCTACGTTTTGATCCTACTTTAAGAAGAATTAAGGATCCTCATATTGCTTGCCCCAATACTGATTGCTCAGCTACCCCAGATAACAATCAAGTAATTTATATTAAATATGATTCAAAAAACATGAAATATTTATATGTTTGTGAAACTTGTGGGGAAACTTGGAAACAAAATTAAAAATTGATATTAGTTTATATTATTTTTTTAACAAATTACAATGAAATCATGGTTTATTAAGCTAGCTATTATTTTAATTTGTACTATTAATATTGATTGTTATAGTTTATTTATGTCAATTGCAGATAAATCTTATAATATTAAATACAAAAAATTATTTACTGATTCGTATTTAGATTTAAAGCCTAATAAAATGATATTATCAGATACTAAGGTTTGTAAAATATGCAAAGAAAAAATTAATGTTAAAAGAGAAATCCCTTACAATTGTACTATTCCAATGGGATGTCCATTTAATAGAAATACAAAAAGTAATATTGAAGATAGTTTTAAAGGATAATTAAAATGTCATTATTAGTGTAGAATATGGAAAATACTATTTATGCTGAAATAATTGCTACAATAGCAGGTATATTATCTACAATAGCTTTTATACCACAAGCTTATAAAATATTTATTACAAATCAAACAGATGATTTAGATATTTTTACTTTTATGTTATTATTTATTATATATTTCTTATGGATTATATGGGGAATGTTACTTAATAGTTATAGTATAATAATATTTAGTTTTATACAGCTATTTTTAATTTTATATATAACTATGAAAATTTATAAAAATTTCAATGGTGATATTAAAAAACATTATAATTATTTTCTTAAATTATAATTTCATCAATCTCTAATATATTATAAGTATATCTTGCAAGCATATAAAAATAGTCTGATAGTATATTGATAAATTCTAGACATTTTTGTATATATTCTACATTACTTCGTGTAAGTAATTCTGAGTTAAAATAATAATAATTCATAGAAACAAGTTTTCTTTCGGCTGCTCTACATTTTGCTCGTGCTTTAAAAATAGAAGCTATTGTTATATTACCACCAGATAAAACGAAATTATTCTGTATTGGTAATATTTTATTAATTTCAACAAGATAATCCTTTATTTTATTGGTACTTAATTCTTTATAAGTATCTTTAAATAACACATTATGTTCAATAGTATTAATATCTTTTTGAAATTCATATAGTATTTCATAATATTTTGTTATTAAATTTAAATATTTATTATCTTTGATAATATATTTATATACTAATGTATTAATATATCCTATCTCCGCACTTAGCTCATCGAGTTCTCCAAAAAATTTAATGATTATATTACTCTTAGAAACTTTTGTGCCATTACTTAGATATGTTGTACCCTCTTGTATTTTTGTATTCATTTTTTTATATTGTCAATTTTATTTTTATATAAAAAAAAATGATATTAATATATTAGAATTATATTAACTAATGTCTTTGTCTTATAAAGCAAATCATATTGAAGATGTTTCTAAAACAAACGAATCGCTTGGTAAAGATAAAATATCTAAACCAATTATGACTGTTTATGAGTTTGATAAGATTATTGGGATGCGTACTCAGCAATTATCTTCTGGTGCAACGCCTTTTATAAATGGTGTTAAAAAAAATATATCTAGTAATATGGAGTTGAGACAAGTGGCTCTTGAAGAATTAAAGCAAGGCAGATTACCTTTTATAATTGAAAGAGATTTGCCAAATAAAAAAAAAGAGTGTTATCGGGTAAGAGATTTAGATTTAGTTGCTATTAAAGAACGTATAAGATAAAATTTTAAAAAATTAATATTTAATTATTTTTGTTATATTCATTTAATGACTATGTTCTTTGGTATCTTTATTGTTGTTACAATCTCTTATACTTAGGAAGTATAGTAATGTGTATTATGTGTTTGTTTATTTTATATTTTGAGTACATAATTTTGAATTTCTTTTAACTTTTTATAAAGGTTTATAGAAAAATTGTATTTAATAAGGTATGTTTTTGGATTAAACTTGTATCCAGTAATTATGCTACAATGGATGTAGATGATTTTATCAGGTGTGGAAGATTTGTTAATGATATATAATTATCAATTTAAGTAATCTTGTAATATTAAAGATAACGTACAAGTTGAAGTTATGCCATTTACGAGAGCCATTAATCCAAATATCATTAGAATAACTAATGGTATAATATTAGCATTCTTATACTTACTCATTTCCATATATGTTAAACCACCAAGTATTAGTATTAATAGTCCTAAGAAGGTTTGAACTATAAGCATTATGCTATAAAAATTAATTCCAGGTGTTCCTTCTACCTTTACGTTAAGTGTATCATTATTAATTTTAATTAGATTATCTCCATAATTTAAATTATTGAATTGCAAATCTTTACTTATTTTTATATTTGCATCATTGGAAAAATATTTATCTTTGATATATTGAGAACGCCCCGCTGTTCTACATACTATATAGATTTCATTTGCATATTCTAGATGTTTACATATGGTATGTTGATTAAATTTAATCATATCCATTGGTATATTATAAAATCCATAATCTCCTGATGGTGCAAAGCGCTTATTATATACCTCGTCGCTCTTACGAATATCTATAAATATATATTTCATTCTATAAATTAAAAATATTATTTTATAGGACTACGAGAACTACGAGAACTACGAGAACTACGAGGATATGAACGCAATCCTTCAATTATAGATAAATCAGATACTATTATTTTTTTACTTTTGGATTTATCTGGACATATTTCACTTGTTTTATAATAACTAATTTCATGTCTTGGATAATCAATGTAATATTTTGTATTAAAAGGTAATAAAACTTCTGCTTCATTATAATTACTGACATTGTCAATTAGTATAATTTTGCTTCCTTTCGTTACCTTTATTCTCATAACACAACATTTACCACCCATATATGTAACAGCTTCTTTGAAATTAAAGGAGGCACTATTCAATGTTTTAGAAATAAAGTTTCCATCTGCTGACCCTTTAATATAGTATTCGTCGTTAACACCTCTATAAAATACAAGTGGTTTTTCAATAACAGGTGATTTTTCAAATATTTTATATATGTCTTTAATATATATTTTAAGTATATTTTTCCAATTAAATGATACATAATTCTCTTTTATATAATCTTCTAAATCTATTCTTGTATAGTCTTTAAATTTCTTATCAGTATTGTATAAATATTTTTTAATTTGATAATAAAATAAAATAAAATCTCTATTTGCATTGAATTGTTTCTTATTGACTATGATTTTTGATTTTCTACTATCGTGATAATCAACTTCGTCAATATTAACATCAATATTAAAATTATTATTAATAAAATAATTTACTATAACATCTCCATCATGTGTATGACATCTTAATGTGTATAACTCTTCGGGTGTTAATGATTTTATGAACGCATTTTGTGATTCAATAAATTCATTATAATCATCTGGATTTACTGTAACATATAATTTATTTATAAATTTTTTATTATAATCATTATATAATAAATTAATGTTTATTTCATATTTCTTGAATACTATATCATCCTCATCGTGTGTATCAGATAAATTGTGTTTATCTATTTTAAATGTATTATAGGTTAAATTAGTTTTTTTACCAGAAAACTCTTTTGATAATTCTTGATATTTATTATAATATTCACACATCTTTTTATGATTTTCGTCCATATATATATCTTTATTATATTCAATGCGTTTCCTTGCACGATATAAACTACTTGTTAATGATTTTTTAACGTTCTGAGATAATTTATACATTTGCTATTAAGAGCACATAATTTTATAATTCTCATAATCTCAAAAATATTTAATATTATTTTTATAAAAATAAATAAGTCACTCTCAGTGGGGCTCGAACCCACGACCACATGGTTAAAAGCCATGCGCTCTACCGACTGAGCTATGAGAGCTTGTGGAAGTAATTTACCTTCCATATGTATTATATGGTTTTGTCTTTATATGTTTTATTAGTTGAAAAAATTGATTATTAATATAGTGTATATAATTACATCAATGATGAATAGCAATACTCTTGTTAATACGATGATTATATTTTCAATGTTATATATTAATAACTACTTTATCATAGATATATTCAATTATTATATAGAAAGTATTGATATTTATAAAATGATCATTAAAAAAAAGAGTACATAATTTAATTTTCTTAGAGATTTTATAAACTTTTTATAATTTTAACTTTTTTATTAATTATGTACTCATTTTATTAGCATTTCAAAATCTGTAATATCTAAGATTTTTACACCTAATTCTGTTGCTTTATCTATTTTACCTGACTTCTCAGTCTTATTTTTAACAATTAAATAATTAGTTGATTTAGATATTGATGTAACTATTTTACCACCATTTTCTACTATTATTTTTTCATAATCTTTATTTCTAAACCCAGTAAATATAAACTTTTTATCTTTGATATTAGCTTTTTCAGTCTTTTCAACAGACTTATCAACTTTTTCTTGAATACCCTTGCATTTAATACCAAGAATGTCATAGAACTCATAAAATCGCGGTAGATTTTCTATGAAAAGTTTTGCGCTTATTTCCGCTATCCCTTCTACTTTCATAAGGTCTTCAATAGATATTTTAAGGCTTTTCTCGCGATTTTCGGCATTATCTATTAATATACTAGAATATACATCTGTAATCATTTTAATTTTCTTATAACTAAATCCTCTACCTAACATATTTGACGCATCCATTAAAACAAGACAATCTAACTCTTTCACTTTTTCAAGAGATTTCAAGATATTATCTGCACTTTTAACCTTAAAACCTTCTATTTTTAACAAATCTTCCTTCTGTATTTTCAATATACTTTTGATATCATGAAATCCTGCATTATATATCTTGGTAATATTACCTGGCCCCATATTATCAACGTCTGCTGTTTTCATAAAATATACTATATTTTTGATATCAAAATCCGCATTTCTACCCTCACTAATTTTAATAATATCTACATGCGTATCATTCCATTTATAATCCTTATCTAATTCGCCAGGCATACTAGGTTTTCCATTTGCAGATGCTGTTAATACATATTGTATATGTGGAATAACATTACCAGAACGTATAATAACTATTCTTGAACCAGGTCCAATATTATTCTTTTCAATATATCCAGCATTGAAACCAGTTGCCTGTTTAATTTTAACATCATCCAATAAGATTTCATCAAACTTAACAATGGGTTTCATGTATTTATCCTTAGATATATTCCATTCAACTTCTTTGACAATAACTTCTACTTGCTCTAATGTGTGTATTGATTTGAAAGCAAATGAATATTCGGGATTCTTTCCAAGTGCAATTTCATATACTTTACTTATATCAGAAATTACAATACCGTCAATGACATATTTATTCTTTCTAGAATCTTCTAAATTCTTAGATAAGAATGCTAAGTTAATATCATCAATTACATTATTATTTACAACATTGAATTTCATTTTATCCAACTCGGGTAGACCATTTGGTAAATTGGGGTATACCAAAGTATATGCAACAAAATCTATCATTTTCAATAATTGCTTATTTAATATTTTAGAATTAATCGCACCACTTACAGTATTACGGGGATTTGATAGGGTATCATCTTGATTCTTTAATATATCCCAATTATTTTTTGATATAATAAATTCGCCACGCACAGCTAACTTATCTTGCTTTTTTATCTTAGGAAATCCACTAATATATTTATGCAAATGTGATATATCTTGTCCTTCGCGACCATTTCCGCGAGTATATAATTTAATATTATCACCATCATATACAAACATACCACTTACACCATCTAACTTGTCACTAATTAAATAAGGACCCTGATATTTTTTCTTGTACTTAGTGATTTCGCTTTCACTATCTTTGATTTTGTTTTGAGAACCCATATAATAGGGCAATTCAACCTTATTGTCAACGTCGGCACCAACTCTTTTCAAGTAAGCATCCTTTGGATATTTTTTACGAATGTAGTCTTTGATAATATCATAAATATCGTCAGTTAATTTAGGTTGCCCACTATTGAAAAATGCTTTATCGGCTTCTAAGAGAACATTTATAATATCCTTTTTTTTATTTGTTTTAATAAAATCCTGTGGCCTCGCATTTATAAAACTATAATCATAATCCATAATCCACAATACTATTATATAGAAATCATTTTTTATATAAAAAAAGTATAATTTAATAGGAACGCGAAATGGCACACTTTAAGTATTTAATTTTATTTTTAATAAGATAAATACATCTTTTAATGTGTTTTGTCATATCACTATAATATTCGTCTGACCTATTTTTTTTACTTTGATTTTATCATTTATATCAATATTACAAATGGCATCTTCACGACAAAGACCTTTATGTTTATAAGAACTATAAATAATATTATACTTATTATGTTTTTTTTTGCAACTTTCTATATTTTTTTTAAATAATCTTGCAATTATCCATAATACTTGTAATAAATAGTACTTATAATGTCTATCAATTTTCATATAAAATAATATTACGTATATAATAGTATAAAAAAATAATGTATACCTTCTTAGATATGTTTGAATATATTTATGCCATTGAAAAAAATGAAACACAAGTAGTTAAACCTAAGCTAACACGTGTAGATGTAGATTAAAATATTTTTTTAAATTTTAAAACACATTGATTGCCAATATATTTTACAAATAATATTCTATTGCTTACATTATTAAATATTTTATTGAAATCCAAGTGAGAATAATCTTCACCATCAAAACATTTATTTTTGAGACCTTTTAATGTAATGGGATCTATTTTATCAAAATCGTCAATATATATAATACATTCTCCTTTAAAATTTTTGTATATTTGATATATTTCTTGTTCTAATGGTACTTGATTTATTCCCGGAACAATACCATTTATTTTTTTACCTACATAACCAGTATCTGTATTATATCCTTTCCATGGTGATATATCCCAATTAACACTAATGTCACCACTCCAATGAGCATCTAACCAAAATAATATATTTTCGTTTTTTAAATTTGGCTGAGATGATAGTTCTAATAAAACACGTTTACTATCACCTTTTAAACATTTAATATTTTTAGTATTACTAAATTTATTAACTGCTGTATTATACAATAAGTCGTTAATTTCTATTGTGTAAACCTTTTTAAATATTTTAGATAAGATTTGTGTTCCGTCCCCCTTAAATGTCCCTGTTTCTATCGCAGTATTATAAGTATTATCAATTATTTTTTCTATTATATTATATGAAAAGCCTCCCATCAGCAATAGTTTATATAAAAGGTAAACTCTTTAATAATATAAAAAGCATTTTTAATGCTATCAAGTAATATCAACATTGATAATACCATATTGCTAAAAGAATTGTGTAATAATATTAATTTAAATTATAATTTTAATAAAAAAAATCTAGATAAAGATAATATAACACAATATGATTATATTATCAAAAGTGTTGCAGAATTAGAAGAAAATTATAAAAATAATATACTTGAAGAATATTCTAATAAATGCATAAATAAAAATATACTATATAAATTAAATAATAAGTTTGATGGTGATCAAGTTGCTATAATTTGTTATAGTGTTTTAAAAGAGTATTAACATATACTACACTTATTTTGTTTTTCTACAATTTTTATTTTTTGAATAATTTTTAGTACGTGTTTAATATCTGGTCTATCGTCTGGATTTGTACTCCACATTTGTTTAATAAGATCTTGTAATTCAATAATTTTTATTTCTTTTATATCGGGTCTATAATCTAGTTGAATAAGTTGTATTACATGTGGATTTATATCTAATTCCGAATATGGTATTTTTCCACTACAAATAAACCAGAAAATTAGAGCTAAGGAATATATATCTATTTTAAGGTCATAGTCCTCACCATTATTAAATATTATTTCAGGAGCCATATATCTTAAAGTTCCTGTACATCCACTCATTTTATATTTTTCATGTTTTTTCTTAACTTTTCTTGATAAGCCAAAATCTGTTAATTTAATACGTAAATCTTTATTTAGTAATATATTAGATGGTTTTAAATCACGATGCATAATGGGATAATAGCAATGATGAAGAAAATATATTGCTTGTGTAAGCTCATATATCCATATATATGCTAAATATTTTTTAGGTTTCCATAACTTATTTTTTTCATAATATTTTTTTGAATAATATACATCTAGAGAAGAATTTGGCATATATTCGTATAATAATAGTAAGGGGTCAGTTATAGTACATGCCCCGAGAAATAAAACTAAATTTGGATGTCTCAAATGAGATATAACTGATATTTCATTTATCATATCTTGATATTCAATGTCATTATTGTTATGTTTTAAACATTTAACAACACACTTTAAACCACGCCATGAAGCTTTATTAATAACACCATTACCACCCTCGGCTAATTTTTCATATAATAATATTTCATTATGTTTCAATTCCCACCACTCTGCTCTCCCCCTGATATAAAAAGGAACATGTTCAATATAAAGAGAGTTATTTGATGAATTAGATTTAATATCATCATCAGAATCGTTTTTTTGTATTATATATGCCATATTATAATTAATATTATAATTGTTGTAATATATCATTTTTTATAAAATGTAATAAACCAATTTTGCTTTTCCCAAGTAATATCATAATCGGCTTCTATTTCATTTGCTAAATCTTTTATGCTTTCATAATCGTGTATATAATAAAATCTTTTAATTACATTATCTTTGCTTAATTTCCAATTAACATAGTTTGGTCCAGTAATAAAATCTCTACAATCGCTTTTATTATTCTCTTGATTATTAAAGTGTTTTTCTTTTGACCAAAAAGATACAAGTAATTTACCACCACTATTTAAACATTCTAATAATTTGTTAATTGCAATAATCTGTTCATTAACATTTTTAAGATGATGTAAAACGGCAATAGAAATAATTTTATCATATTTTTTATCAGTATTTATATTTAAAACATCATTATAAAAAACATTTAGCTTTTTATTATAACATATATCAAGTAATTTATGTGATATATCAAAACCTTTACATACATAACCTAATTCCGATGCATATACCATATTTTTTCCATTACCGCAACCACAATCTAATAGTGTTTCATTATCATTGCGATTATTTAAAAATACCTTTACATTATTCCATATTCTAACACGCGAAGTATCAAAAGCTTTATATATAATATCATATTGATTAGCAATAATTGTGTTATGATAATTCATTGTTTATTTTCTGCGGTTTTACACAATATTATAACACGATATATATTTATATATAATCAGCAGAGCGACTTAGGTCGGCTTTCGGGACCTCGACAACATCATATGGATCTTTATTAAGTAGAGGAGTATTAAAAGTGAGTTGTTGTGGTATATCATAAACATCGCGTAATTTATAACCTACTATATTATCATTATTTATACTTATTTTTAGGTCATTTGTATTATCAGTTGGTATCATATAAAATTCGGAGAAATGTCTATCTTTTTGTCTCGCAAATAATTTCCAATTATTATTACCTGAATCTTTTTTATCAGATGTGCTGGTAATATATGCAACAAGCCTAAAAGTATCCCCTGTTTCTTGTGTATTAACATACATGCGACGTCTATTAATATTATTAGCTAAATTTGTATGAGAACGAGTATCGCCACGATTAAGAGGTGGATATAAATCATCATCTAATACTTTTCTATCGCGCGCTATTGTATCTGTATCGCTTTTAGTTTGTGGAATAGTTGTTTTTTTTAATCTATTAAAATCATCTACGGACATACAAATCTTGTTTGAAGCAGGTTTTATAGCTTCTTGATTATCTTGTTTATATATATAATTCCAAACTAAATAGCCAATAATTGCAAAAAACAAAAAAAATACGACAATAAGAATATGTGGTAAATATTTTGTTAATGTCATATAAATATATCTACTATATTGTAATATAAATATGTTAGATTATGTGATTAAAAATACTACTTCTATAAATTTTGGTATTTGTTGTTCATTGGGATATTTATATAGTATAATTTTTTTACTTAACTATATGAAAAAGAAGGATTATAAATATGAATTGAAAACTATTTTGATTTATTATAATTTAGTGCAGATTTTACTAAATAGTTATATTATATATGGAACTTATTATATTATATCAATACCAAATATCTTTGCAATTAATATACCATATAATGATAGTTTAAAATACTATGTTTATTTACATTATTTATCAAAATATCTAGATTACTTTGATACCTATTTTATAATTTTCAAAAGAAAGGAAAAAGAACAAATGTCATTTTTACATGTTTATCATCATAGTACGATTAGTTTATTATGGGCTATTATAGTTAATAACGGGCATGGAAATGGTTCTGTAACATATTGTGCATTTATTAATAGTTTAATTCATTTAATAATGTATAGTCACTATTTAGTTACATCATTTGGTTATATAAATCCTCTTAAAAAATTTGTTACTATGTCGCAAATAGGTCAATTTTATAGTTGTATTGCACATTCTGTATTAGTAGTATTATATGAAAATATAGTTCCAAAAAGTTATGCTTTATTAGAATTAATTTATCATACTAGTTTAATAATACTTTTTACAAATTTTTATAAAAAAACTTATAATATAAATAAACTAAAATGATATAAAAATAAAGAGCTATATATATATAGCTTACAGGCACGACACAAACTAATAACAAAATGCAATCCCGTTACAACAAACGATCCAACTTTGATGAACTTCGTAAAAACGAACTAACATCACGTGCAGGATTTGGTTGGGAAGATGGGGAAGAAGAACGTCTAATTGCTATGAGAGTAGAAAAATCTTCATATGAAGATATTGCTAGTGAACTTAAACGCACAGTTCGCAGTATTCAAACACGCCTTTATCAACACATTTGTAAACAAGTAGAAACAGAATTTGTTGAAGAACAAAGTCTACTTGAACAATATGAAGTCACCAAAGAAGATCTCGATGAGTTTAAAAAGAAACGTGAAGAGCATCAAAATAAGATGGCTTCTCGCAAACGCAATAACAGATATCAACGTGAATCTTCACGCCCATATATTCCATATGAAAATCGTAATGCCAATTATGATATTCGCAATGAGCTAAATGTTCTACGTCAAGAAGTTCGTGAACTACGCCAAGAAGTTCGCGAACTTCGCAGTACCTAAGTTGCCTTAATTATTCATTAGTGAAGTAATAATAGATGCTATATTGAGTAGGGCGTCAATCTTACCCAATTCATATTTAACCATATCATTATTTTGTATATTATTTTTATCTAAATTTACTATGATAGTATCATTTTTAGTAGAAATATGAATTTGTTTAATATTTGAAACATCAATATGAATATTAGATAATATCAATTTTTTTGCGACTAATTCACTATTATCAATCAATGTTTCATTTTTTTTGAGATATATTACAGCTTCATTATTTGTAGTAGAATTAGTATTTATATTACTCTTTATACTATCAATAATACCATTGATATCTACAATAGAATTGCTGCGTTGCATACTTTTTTTAACTTTTCTGACACTTAGCAAATAGTTTTTATAAATAAACTTTTGGTTATCGTCCATTATTTTTTTTTTGCTAAGACGAAGAGATGTGGTTTTGTTTTTCCTTAGATTGAGCAAATGAACATTAAGATAAGATTCGGTAATTCCAATGAAAGCAAGTGCAATAAGAATGTAATACTTCATAGTTAAAACAATTCTAATAAAAATAGTCATCAATTTTTTATATAAATAGCACTTTTTATTATGCTATGTATTCTAATGTCTATATTTGAGTATATATAAAGTTTTGTAAATACTTTATCATATTCATAGAACTTAATATATCCAATATAAATATTTACGAAAGGATATTTATTTTTGAGATATATAAAAATATTATTATTTTTTTCACATTTTACAAAATCAATCTCTGTAAAATATCTTAGCTCATATAATTTAAACTTTTTGATTTTCCTTGATATATCCTTAGATTTTTTCACTAAACTATCTAAGTATTCTGATTTAGACATAATTATAATATTTATTATTGATATATCATTTTTTATTTCTAAATTTATATATTCTTCCTTTTTTCTCTTTTGTTTTTTTTGCTTTTTCTAACTCGTATTTAGTTAATTCTTTAAATGTAAGTGGTGTTTTTGATGTTACTCGTTTAGTAGGTCGATAAACATCATTTACATTACGATATCCTACTTCTCCTCTCTGATTTTTCCATTCTTCTTTAAACCATCTTGCTAGCCCCTTTTTAGTAGGTTTTTTACCATGATATGCTTCATTTGATTTATACTTTTTAAAATATGCTTTTTTATATTCCTTAACTAATATACCACTTCTATATGCGGAATGCCGAGGATATTTATTATAAACTTTATTTTTAATTATTTCATATAGTTTAATATCTTTCTGTATATTTGCCATTATTCTATATAATTAAAATTATTTAAAAATTGATTATAGTTATTTATATATTATTTATACCATTTTCAAAATAATGAATGAAGAAGAACTTTGGAATCTTTTTGATGACATTAAAAAGGAGGAGCATATTGATAATGGTATAAATAATACTGATGTAATAAAATGTTATTGTGGTTGTGAAGATTTTATTAAAGAAGATAATATGAATATATGTACAAAATGTAGTTCTATTGTTTCAAACGTAATTGAAAGTGGGGCAGAATGGAGATTTTATGGAAATGATGATAATAGAGATGGTGATCCATCACGATGTGGGATGCCAACAAATAATCTTTTACCAAAATCTTCTATTGGTTCTATGATTAGTTGTGGTTATAAAGATAATATAGATATCAGGCGAATACGTATGTTTCAAATGTGGAATAGTATGCCATATGATGAAAGAACATTATGGAATGTATTTGATAAAATGACTGCGAATACTATAAATAATGGAATACCACAAAAAGTTATAGATAATGCTAAGGTATTATATAAAAAAGCATCAGAAAAAAAAATATCACGTGGAGACAATAAGGATGGACTTATTGCATCATGTATTTATCACTCATGTTTATTAAATAAAGTTCCTAAGAGTTCAAAAGACATCGCAGCAATGTTTAATATTTCACATGTTACCTTGAATAAAGGCAATTCACGATTTCAAACTTTATTACAAATTAATGTTTCTTCACCAGATCCCATAGACTTTATTTCACAATATGGTAATAATTTAAGTATGTCTATTTATGATATTAATAAATGCAAAGAATTAGTTAAGTTTATTGAAGATAATGAAATAATGAATGATAATTCACCCACATCTTCTGCTGCTGGTATATTATATTATTACTCTATTATTAAAAACTTAGGATATACTAAAAAGAAATTTGCAAAAGCATGTAATGTATCGGAAGTTACTATTGTTAAATGCTACAAAATAATTAATAATTACAATGATTTTATTATAAAAAACATTGATATATTCGTTTAATATATGTTAATATTTATAACATTATATTATAAATGTACTATGAATAATGAACTATTTACATCAATTTGTAATGGCGATATACAAAATAGTCTATTATTAGCAACAAAAATAATTTTTTTACATGACACATTTGAGCTATTAGAAAACATTTATATAGATGTTTGTTCATATATAGGTACTTATATATCATTATCTGATATTAGCAAACTAATAGATGTTATTAATCAAACAAAAGACATTATAAATTCAGAAAAAGTTATTATAAAAGATAATTATAATTTAATAACAAAATTATGTATTATTTGTGATATATATAATAAACATCCAACAGCCAAATGTAGTAATATGTCAATAACAGTTATAAAAAGCAAGATTGCTCATATTATTAACAATAATGAAATGAAATTATCTTATAATGGTATAATGCATTTTGAAGGTATATTACCACCACAAGACCATGAAAATTATATGACTGCATTAAAAATTATTTCAATATTTATTAAAACTATTAAATCAACTGATAACATATCCGTAGATAGTCATGATATTCTAAAAGATATATCTAATAATTTAAGATTAGTTACAGAGTTTATATTAAGAAAAAAATTAAAATTTGAAACTAAATTTAACACAAATGATGATGATATTGTTTGGTTTTTATGGGGTATATATAGCATACTTTATAAAGACACTATTGTTGATAATACATATGCTTTGTATAATTACGAATATAAAAAGAAACATAAAACTACTAGAAGTGGTTTATTACATGCATTATCTTTAATAGCTATTTATATACATAAAAAGGATATATCACGAGGATGGAATAGTCGTGAAAAAATAGTAATACAAAAAATAGATGAAGTCGCTATCAAATTATATAATGAAATTAAAAGAGATATTATTAAAGAAAATCCAGATAAATTTGAAAAGTTAGAGAAAAAACAAGAAGTTTCTCATTATGATGGTTTAGATTATATTATTAATTTTATACCTGAAATAGATACTGCAAAATATAATGCAATGAATACTGCGCAAAATATGTATCCAAAAAGTACAGGATCAAAATCTGTTGAGTATAATAACTCCAAGATTATATCATATTAATCTTATTATATTTTTTTATTATATCTTGTTTTGATATACTATATGCTCCAACATTATTTTTAACATTATATTTAATATTATTTAGCTTTGCAATTAATTTATTAGTTACCTTGCTTGTTTTTATAAACCAGTTTGTATTAATATTATCATTATTATTACATTTTTTTGTTTTTCCTGTACTAAAACCTACACGTTTTATTGCAATACTACAATCGGGCTTTTTTACAAATTTATACCATTTACAAGGTTGAGATTTATTGATTTTTTTTCTTTTATAATTTCTTTTTTCCCATATTTGAAATATTGTTTTAATATCAACAACCTTATTTTTATTTATATATGAATTAGGAGGTAAAATTTTACTATATTTTAAATGATAATTACTTGGAAAAGCTTTTTTAAAACTAAGTTTATTAAAACTAATTGGTAATATAAAAGCAATTGTTTTTGCTTTTAAGTTAGCGGCATGTTTTATAAATTTTATAGCGGTTGAAGATTTATTTCCAAATGGAGGATTTCCAATTATATGTAAATTGTCATTTGTTGTTTTAAGTTTTAAAAAGTTTTGTTTAATTATATTTTTATGTTCAGGTTTAATATCATAAAACTTATAGTTATTTGATAGTTTCTTTATATACTTAATAAATGATCCATTACCAGCACTAGGCTCAATAATAGTATCTGACTTTCTAATTTTAATATTATTTTTAATGGCATTATAACATATTTTTACAGTTTTATCAACAGTATAATATTTATAATAATTGATAGGCATTATTTATTTTATAATGATATAAAGTTTTTCAAAGTGATATTATTAAAAATGGTTGATGAAAAGTATTTTGAAACAATTAATACAATGGAAAAATCTTACATATTCGGTTTAATACTATTTAATTTAAAAGATAGATATGATGGCAAATATCTAAAATGTAATTTAAAAATATTGGATATTAAAACTAATAATAGGTATTTAACATATAATTATTATAACAAATGCGAATCGTACGATAAATTAAATTATCCTTATTTCAAGAATATTGATATGATTATTGAAAAACTATCACAACTTGGAGATGTATATGTTAGCGAATATAATAATATAGAATTATGTATATCTTCAATTAAAATAGTAGAAGATATACAAAAAGTAATTAATAATGATAGTTTAGAATTATTAATTGATTCAAATTTATCTAATATTGTAAATAGTCTTAATAGTTTTGATTTAAAAAATCAATTTATCAAAGCATATCTAGAACAATTTGCTAAAATAGTAGGTACTACTTTGCAAGTAGCTATATATAATAATAAAAATTATGAATTATTATCTGAACTTTACAAAGTACCTTTTACAATTCAAAAAGAAGTCATTGGATATACTATTGAATATAAAGATTCAGATATGTTAGATTTTCTTGGAATAGTTTATGATACAAAGTACCATTATATTAATTACAATTTATATAATTTTAATGATTGCGACAATTTACCAATGATTAAAGTATATATGGCAAATGAAAATGCAATTATTCCCACAAAAGCATCTTATAGTGATGCTGGCTATGATTTAACTATTATAAAAGAACATAAAGTATTAAATAGTGATACGATTTTATATGATACAGGTATCAAGTTAAATATTCCAAATGGATATTATGTAGAAATTGTCCCAAGAAGTTCTATTAGTAAATCTGGATATATACTCGCAAATAGTATTGGTATTATAGATCAGAGCTATCGTGGCAATTTATTAGTTGCGTTAAGAAAAATTAATAAAGATTGCCCTAATTTGGAATTACCATGGAAATGTTGTCAACTAATTGTTAAAAAACAAATATATTCTAATTTTCAATTAGATTTGGATGATTTAAATAAGACAAAAAGAGGTGATGGAGGTTTTGGAAGTACTGGCTAAAATATTCTAGAATAATAATGTTGTTTATTTTTATGTGAATTACTAATTAAAGGTTTAATTATTAATACTAATATGAAACATAATATAATATTTAAGATAAATACAGGAATAATTACTGGTAAAATATTGTTATAAACATTTACACCAAAATAATCTAAATATTTAAACCACATTTCACGTGTATATTCTGTTTGTTTAAAGAACATATATAGATAATTTTTGCATTCATAAATTAATATATTGTTGATTTCACTGATATCCATTATATATTATTATAATATTATACATACTAATCAATTTTTATACATTTTGTTAGTAATTTTATTATGAATATCATCATATGTTTCTAATGAATAATTAATAAAGAATGGATTTTTAGAATAAGAATTACTGCATATGTAAACATGATTAAACAATTGTTTTATTTTATCTTTTATTAATACATCATTAATACCTACGTTCCAAAGATATATGCTATGTTTTTTAATAGGACATACTATATGTATATTATTTAATAGATGTTCTTTAATATCTCCTTCTTTTTCAAGTGATTTATCACTAAATATTTTTTCCGCATCTATATTAAATTTTGTTACATTATTTAGTAATTTTTTTTGCTCTTTGTTTAAAAATTTAAATTTCAACAAATTATCTTTTGAGAATGTTAATATTATTAAATTAGTTATAAATGTTTTATAACGTGTTGTAATAAATATATTTGACTTATATAGTATATCAATTATTTCAGTATTATAAATTATATTGCCATTATTTTCTCCAATATAATTAATCATTTTATTAATTAATACTGATTTATCATCTGTCATAATAAAATATTCAATATCATTATTAATATCGTTTGTAAATAATGTTATTGCAAACATTGCAGAAATATTATCATATATATATTCAAAGTTATCAATATTTATTTTAAGCAAATTATAATCATGTGCTGATAATATAGAACGGCAAAATTTAACAAAATTTTGACTATTAAGTATTTTTTTTGATATTAATTTGGATTTATTGATGATATTAAATATTATTTTATATGTATTATTATTATATTTCAATGTATATTTGTTGTAATTTATAGAAAACTTATTTAAAAGAGTAATATAATTACTATGATTTTTATTGAAAATTCTGTAATTATTTTTTTTGTCATTAAATGAATTACGTTTTTCAATTATAGTTACTTTATATCCATTATCAAGACATTTAATTGCCGAATATAATCCTATAAAATTGCACCCGGCTATTACTAAGTTATTATTCATATATTAATTGATTTAATTATCTAATATGTTTTTATATGCGTATTATAATTTCTAATAATTAACTATATATTTATTAAGGATAATTTATGATATGGGAAATACATCATCAAGACAAAATACTTATCAACAATATCATAGAGAATTAAATGCTCCTAAAAAAAATGTAATGGAAGATGCTCAATTAAAAAAAATAGATATGAAAACACTAAATTATTATGAAGTTTTAAACGTAAGTAAAGATTTTACATGGGAAGAACTTAAAGAATCGTATAGAAAGCTTGCTATTAATGTACATCCTGATAAGCCCAATGGTAATAAAGAGCTATTTAATATTATAACATATTCTTTCAAACAATTAGCAAAAGAATATAAAAATCGCACGAGTGATTTAGACCATTATGATTTAAAAAAACAATCAAGTGAATTCTTTCATAAAATGACTAGTGAAACTATGACACATCCTAGTGATATGTTACAAAATCCTGATGAAGCATTTTCTACTAAATTTAATCGTAATTTTGAAAAATGTAAAGTATTAGATGATGATATTGATTTTGGTTATGGTGAAAAAATG